CACCGTCTTTAATAAGTTGTGTTACATCACCAGCAGCTTTAGATATCTTTGCAGATATTTCTAAACCGTTGTCTGTAACTTTTAAATCTTTTGCACGACCAATTGGTTTGTCGTAGTTGTGATTGAATAAAATTATTGGATTGTTTTTAAAGTTTTCTAATCCACCTTTTGTCCATGCATCACTTTCAATAATATCTCCAGCTCTATCAAGTCCATTTGTACTTGCTGAACCTTTAATATCTATTCCACCGTCATCTGTTTCACCTAATGCTTTAAAAGTACTAGTCCAATGATAAATTTTATTCGACATCTTTAGTCTCCACTTTTTTCTTAGCTGGTGATTTCTTAGCTGGTGCTTTTTTAACTGGTTTTACTACTTCTACAGTCCAAGGAGCGATACGCTCTACTTTTGCTAAAACCATACTCCAATTTCCGAAATGCTTTCGTAAAACATAATCTTTAACTGGGACATCGTTTCCCTTTGACTTGTACATAGCTAAGTCCATTGAACCGCCATTTTTACTGAAGTAGTCAGATAAGGCTTGTGCCATCATTTTTCTTGTCATAATTATTCTTCCTCGCTTGGGGCAGCCTCTTGAGGTCTACCGCCTTGTTCAGGACTAACTGCTGAGCCTGCTATATTTGCAGGTACTCTTGGCTCGTCGAATCCTTCTACAGGTTCTTTTCCTATTGCCTCTCTTGCTTCGTTGGCACTTAAAATGCCTGTATTTACAAGAGTAGCATAGTATGCTGCCTGGTCTCTCAATTCTGGTTGTAAAGCAGGAATCCCTGTTACGTCTTCAGCTAATGAGAAGCCAAAAAATCTTTCTAGTGCATAACCTAGTTTCTTTACTATAGGTAGTATAGTTTCTAGATAGTACAATCTATGGTTGGGTCTTATATTAGCATTATTACCGCCATCTAATAGAATTGGTGGTATGCCCATTGCTTCTAGTATAATTCTTTCGTTTGACTTGATTCCTTCTTGGAAGTCTAATTCTTTAAAGTTAACTTCTGTTAAGTTTTCTACTTCGAGTCCACCATCTAAAAATAAAGGTCTTCTGCCTCCAGATTTAGGATTATATCTAGCTACCCATGCTTGTAACATTCTTTCTTTTATTTTTTCTGAAAGAGTGTTTGGTGATTTTAAAACTAATCCAGGTACTGCTCCGTTTTTAAAGAAGTTATCCTGAAAGTCTCTCATACTTGCTAATAATTGCATGGTTCTAAAAGCAGGTTTTAATCTTGGTACTCCTCTGTATATGGAGTTAAAACTGTTTTCTTTTATATGAATAATTTCGTTTGGACTATAGTCTATTGAATTATCATATGAGTATTTTTCTACATAAGTAGTATCATCTGTATAAATAGTTACTTTATCTGCCGGTAAATGATATAAATGCGCTCCATCGAAATAAATAAAAATGTTTCCATCTATAAGTAAATCTATAATTAAGTTTCTTTTAAATGCACTTATATCTTGAAAAGGGTTTGGTTCTACATTTAATAATAGATCGACTTTAGACCTACGAATATTTTTAAGAATATTATTAGTACCAACTATTTTTTCACCTACTGCAAATGGAATTTCGGAAACATCATCAACAATCATATTTACAGCTCTATTAACAATTTCTAATTGTTCATAAGCATTTCTATAATTTGTAACTATTTCTCTAGAATCAACTGTCATACCCTCATTTCGGGAAATAACATACTGCGAAGGATTTAGTTTTTCCTCGCTATCGCCTCCTAAGAATCTATTATACCATGCCATATTTGTCTCTCTGTTTCTCGACCCATCTTTTTTGTTTTTCTGCGTGTATCAATTTGGGTCTTTTGCCATACACTGAATGTAGTTTCATATGGTGACTATGGCAAAGTGTTACTGTATCTTCATAAAGTTCTTTGTAGTGTTCATCAATAAAGGCTTCTCGAATCTCTAGTATTTCTTGCTCGTTGTTAATTATTAATTTTTTCTTTTTTATCCAAGTTTCTAGTAGTTCTGTAAGCCCGTAAAAGTGATGAAAATCTAAGTCACTAGTACTATTACAAATATAACAGTTCGGTGATTTTTTATATTGTGATTTTGCTTTATCTCTAACGTATTTAACTAAATCTCTTTTTAAATTCATTTTTCTACTCTTAATTAGAATTATACCAAAAATACACATCAAGTGTCAAGAACTGTTTTTCAATAGGTATCATTAAAAGGTGGTAATCGAGGTCTCGAATGTATATAAGGCATAACGCATAGCATCAGCCATATGCGATGCCATATTATGTTTTGGTTTCTCTTTCATTAAATTAGGGTTGGGATCCCATTGATACTGGTCTAAAGAAGAAAGAGCTTCTTTACACCCTTGATGTACAATAAGATCATCATTGTCTACTATTCCTGCGACATGACCAATTCCGTCAAGCACTGATTTTTTGGCATTAATAGTAGAAATGTCATAATTCTGTGCAAAGTCATATCTTGTTTGTTGAGCTGCAGAGTCTATATAAATGTAATCAATATCCCATTTATGAATTAATTTTCGAATCTCTACGGCGTGCTGTTCTGTAGTCCTTTCTGAGTTCATATATTCGTCTAGTATATAGTACTTTTTGGCGTCCCAGTCATATGCAAATACACAAAATGCAGTAGGATCTTTGTATCCTACATCAAGACCTGCAAATACATCCATTCCACTAGTGTCAAATTCGCTTAATTCTGCTATACACTTTTCGTGATTAAATGCCCAGACTTGACCTTCATAAACATTAAAGTCTGCCATGTATTCTTGAGCGAACTCATTTGCAGACATAGTCTTTTTTGCTTCTATAATGTCGGATTCAGATACGCGAGGATTTTCATGATAAGTAGCCTTTATACTACACCACTCTGGAAACTCTTCGCTGTGTCCTCTGTAATAAAACTCTGCAAAATAGTTATTCCTGCCCCTGGGGGTAGATATAAATATAGCCTTGGAGTTTTGTTTATCTAGTGTAGGACGTAGTGCAACATTGAATGCATCCCTACCATCTGTTAAGGCTGCTTCATCGAATATAATTAAGTCATAGCTTCTACCAACTACTGAGTCGACCTGATTAATAGAACCCATTCTTATAGTAGAATTGTTAGATAGTTCAATAACTTTATCTTTTGCGTTATCTCTTACAACTTCTAAATCAAAATGCTTAATTAGATTTCTTTGTAGATCAAATGAAATTTGGGATAATGAATAATTGGGTGACATTAACAGTACATGACTTTCAGGTACTAAACATACCAACTGTCCTATAATATTTGAAATGTAGGTTTTTCCTTGACGACGAGAAACAGCTGCACAAACAAAACGATATTTAGGATTGTTTATAGCATTTATAATTGCTGTTTGGGAAGTGTTGGGCTTAATACCTAGTAGATCTAGATAGCCCTCGATAGGTAGCTTTACAAATCTATCCTCAGAAGGAATGTCCATTAAGTACTTACTTTCTATGTCTGTTCTGCTTATCTCTATCAATGTATTGTCTCAGGTGGGAATATGTCGTTATAGTCATCAGAGTCTTCTAATAGACCTGAATCTAAGAGGATATTATATAAGTAACAATAAGAAGCTGAAACATGCTTTAGCTTTTCCTCGGAAGGGGATAGTTTTCTTTTCTCTGAAGCATCCATTAACTGGTTCAGAAACTTGTTAGCGTAAGTTATGTTCTCTTCTAACCATAACTTTCTGCCGTCTTGTTTTGCGCTCATTTTCTACGTTTTAGTCCTCTAGTGAATTTTTGTGATTTCGGAGGTAACTTCTTAGATCCTCCTTTACCTGCCCAGAATACTTTATTTGCCCAGTAAGCCGCGGACGACTTACCTTTGGCAATATTTTTTCCATGTCGGGCTTTGAAGCTTTTTCTAGCTTCAGGACTGTAATTGTGTCCCATGCCTTGTGCACCAAAGCGGATGATTTTCACCTTTCCGCCAACTCTAACTCCTACTACAGCTTTCTTTGTTCTGTGTTTAGGTGTTCTTTTAGGTTTATTAAGTCTAGAAAGCCCAGCTCTTTTGAGCCTTGCTTTTTCTGCTTTTGTTAGTGCCATGTTTTTTCTTCTTTAGTAAAGCTTTCTTTACTACTTTATCAAGTCTTCCTGACTTCATAAATTTATTTATTTTTTTAAAGATATTATCTTCTTCTCCTTCTCGATAGTAGCTTAGAAGGTGTTTTCTTTCCAAACTTTACTCTTTTAGGATTAACTGTTTTACCAAATCGTGGTCCTACTGGTTTAGGAGCTGCTCCATAGAAGCCTCCTGCTTGTGTTGTAGGAGATTTAGTATTTACATATGCTCCTGCTGCTGCATTTAAGTCTCGAGTTAATCCTCTTTTTAACTTATGCTTTCTTAGTTTTGAAGTGCCGTGAACACTTGGGCCGATTAAAAATCCTGACATTTTTCTGTTCCTGTTACTCTATCGAGTACTTTGGCTTATTAGCCTGTTAATGAGAACTGTATTAGTGTTAGTTCTCGGTAATTTTAATAATTTTTGGAGAGTTGTACCCCATTCTATTTCTTCAAGTACAGCTACCTTTAATCTCTCCGAAAGAGCTAAAGTTTTTTGTATATCGGTAATTAGGTGTAGTTTCCCCATTGCTAGTCCTATTTGACTTAGCTAATATATTTTAGCTTTTCGCTTTTCTTTGTGCTGCTATCATTTTATCTTTGATATCAACTTCACCATCCCAGTTTTTGTCGTTTCCTGTGATGATGTTTATAAATTGAGTCCATTTGACTTTAAGCCACTCCATTTATTTTCTCCTTCTTTTTGTATAAGTCCTCACTCTAGTAGGTTTGCCGCCGACGCCTTGAGCTTTTGCTCTTTTTCTTCGTACCGCAGACTTCTTTTGTGCTTTACTCATTGTTCTAGCTGTAGCTAAAGGTACACATTTAGGATACCCTCGCCTCGATGTTTTTGCAGACTTACGTCCACAAGGTTGGAATCTGCCTTTCTTTTTAGGTCTTCCAATATCCACCCATTTTTCTTTAAACCATTTACTTAGGCCACCTTTAGGTTTTGCCATTATTTTCTCTTACGTCCAGTACCCATACGATACCTTCCGCCTTTGGCTTTGTATGTTTT